CAAAGTCTGCGTCAAAGGTAGATTTTTTCTTTGATAAAAATTCTGGGTATGTCATGTAATAGATCGGCCTAGCACCAATACCAAAGTCAGAAGCGCTCATGCCCAAAACTTTTGCAGCATCGGCATCATTGTTAGGAAGCCTACGGACAAACTCCATAGCAGCAACTACTGCATGTGTGGTCTTCCCAATTCCAGGTCCGCCATCGAACAGGAGGCCAACGCCATTAACTCCGATGTGGCCAACTTGCTTTATAACCTGACCGTTCACGCAGTCATCTATCCACGTAGTCACCTCGTCAGGGAATGATCCCGCTCTGTCCACAAGATCTTGTGGCTCAAGGCCGAGGAAGCGACGTGGGATATTTGAGTTACGAAGTAACCAGTGCTTCTTTAAAGCAGATAGCGTATTAATGTCATACATCGTCGTCTTCAAACTCGTACTCGTACATACCGCCGTAGCGCATACCTATATGCAAAATCCAGGAACCAATTACTATCATTACATCGCCAAAAAATCTAAGCGCTCTATTATTGGTTGGATAAATTAATCTGTTATTCATCTGACCCTCTATCTACTATGACCTTTTCCCAATCAGTATTACAAGAGTAACACTTTAAATCTAAATTCATACTATCACGTTCAGTTGCAAGGCCGTGAACCTTCTCTTTACAGGAAGGGCAGAAAAAACTGAACTCCATCATTCGTAACTTTGCCTTGACCAAAAGTTCTTTTTGTAAGATCCAATAAATGTTTTTTGAAAAGTTTTATTATTTTTATACACTCTCTTATAGTCATACTCCATTACTTTTGTTTTCCATTTTTCATTTTTTATAATATGTAGTTGACATATTGGAGTGCCTGATTCAATGATTCCTTCAAAGCCACGTTTTAAAAGAAAAGGAAATTGAACTGGATTTCTATAATCACCACAATTTACTAGTCCTGAAAGAGTGAAAAATGGCAAATCAACCCTATTTGAAGGATGAGAAAATAATACGCTGTAATTTTTTGGAACTATTACTGTCCAATGATTTACCCATTTTGCAACCATGTAGTGATATGAGTCGGGTATGGGAAAATTTGAAAATTGTTCAGGACTATGCCAAGTAATTCGTTCTTCTGAAGTTCTCCACCTTATATGGGGCTCTTCCTCTACTTGTTCAACATGGATGTCATCTTCTAATATAGCCATATAACCTGTAGAAATTGCGTCTAAAAATGGTACGCACTTTTTTAATGATACATTAGGCATTCCTGCACTGAATGGAAATTTAAGTTTTTTATCACCATTTGTAAACGGTTCAATGTTTTTGTACCACTCGGGAATATACTTTATTGAAGGTTTTGGATAATCTCCATTTATAGAAACATATTCATTTAATGGATCAAAAGAAATAGTAAGTTTGTTAAGCATTATTTGTATTTATACACTGCTTTCTTGACGATAATTAAAGGTACCTATGTATGATATAGGCTTTTCTTTTTCATCTCTATGTTCAGTTGTTATGTACTTTATATTTTTTCTTGTAGTTTGAGTTTGAACAAAATATTTAACCCAACGTTTTGCTGCCGATAAACTAGCCCATGCCGTTGTAGAGGAAAAAAGCACTAATTCTCTACCTGATGCGGGGTCAACCTGTGTTGCAGAAAGGCTTCCTAGCCAACCCCCACCTTTTGAAACGTTTTTATGCAACTCTGCTTTAAATGTCTTTACTACCTTTTTAGCCATTTGCATTCTCCTTTAGTCGTTGTTCGTATCTTACTAGTTGTGCTCTACCAGAAAGTGAATTCTGGAAAGTTCTTCCATCACTTGCTTGTAGTGTCCCCATCTTAACTGATGTATTGATGGGGGCGTTAATTTTATTTAAGCCAAGATTTTCTCTGGCTTGATTCATCTTCTTGCCAAATGAAGATAGGTACATCTTATACAGAAGCGGAGCCTCACTGCCAATGTCTTTAAAGTTTCGTTCATCTGCCATGAAGAGTCGTAGCAACTCTAACTCAATTAGGGCGTTGGTGTCGTACTGCTTTCTAAATTTGGCAATTGCTCCTGAGAGTTGCTTGACGCTAACTGTTCCAGGGAGTAAGGGATATTTGCGCCCGACACAAAAAGAAAACTCTGCAGCGACATCCATCGGGGTCCACTCATGCTCTGGTCGTCGTCCCCGAGTCTTAGGATCGGATTTGCGGATCTTAGGCTGTGTCGCATCTTTCGGTTCGACGAGTCCAAAACCTGCCAGATCATTTCCATCATCTTCCCATTTTCTCATAGGTACTCGTATCTCTCTCATGAAACCTTTGGTTTCAATATCTTTTAATTTATTACTTATTTGTCTATTAGGTACTAATGGCTTAATGGTAGATTGGTTATCTGACCTATAGTCATGTGAGGTGCGGTAATCTTCAGTGCGGTAATTTTTATACACCACCTCGTAGGTGTCCATTCCCTTAAATCCGTTAGCCCTTTTGTTAGGTGTTCGAAGTATAAGCCCATGCTTCTCTAGGGCTTTGAGGGCTGTTCTAACGGTTCGGTCTGAACTTTTGTTAGTCTGTCTACACAACTCCGCTACGGAGGTCTTAAAACGACCTTTGGAGCCTGCTAACTGGCAGATTACAACCATCAGTCGGAACTGATAATCGGTCAGTGGGGCTGAAAAAGCCTCTGAAGGGATTTTCACAGGTCGTTATCCTTAAACGGATCTATTTCCTTCCCATCTTCCAAAAGGCGTTTGGCCACTTCATCAGATAGTACGTCGAGAACAGATGTCATGACGTAGTCAGCCATGTTTTCCACAAAGACATTCATGCTCTCAATCATTCGTTCCCGAATAATATCAACTGGTTCATCTGTGTAATCAACCTCTATCTTATCAAGTCCATCGGTTATGTCCCACGTCTCGATACCGAAATCTTCCACGGCGCTCAAGATAAAGTGGGACATGGGAGAGTTATCCCAAACAATGCCTAAGACATCGTTGAGGGTTATCTGACGAATCATTTCCTTTACAGGATTATCGGTTATAACAATGTCGTCAGCATCGACCAGTATGTGATCAAGGTCTGTTGCATTGGCTATAAAGCATGTGGTCTTTACCCCATGCTCTTTACATATGCTTATAACACTCTCTGCAAAGTGATTTTCATTTCCCGTTACTGGAATAAATACAGTAACTTCTTTGCCGTATTTATTTAGAAGAGCAGTTACTCCATCATCAACACATACGTCTTCAAAAGAAACAACAGCAATATTCATTTAGCCCCCTATAGAGTTTGAGATAATCTAGTAGGTGCCTTTACAACTACTGGACGATTAAGATACATGCCAATGGCTAATGAAACAAATGTTGCTGACGGAACTAGCACTATAAAATCAGTCTCCACACTTAAGTGTGACCAAAGCCCCAAGAAACTAAGAGGAAGTGCAAAGTATTTGTTTAATGTTGGCTTAGTAATAAAGCCAGAAATAAATAAATCTAGGAATTCAATTACATAAGTAACTGCCATTCCTGTGAGTAGTACGGATATAACCATGTCTATAGTCATAGACAGGATCCTACACCGTCGTGGTCGTGTACTCCACTCCGCCGTATGTGCGTAGGCGCCAAAAGGTATTCTGAGGAACCCAGTCAACTAAAGTCTTACCTAGACGTTGAATCTTCTGTGGTTTTGTTGGGTATAAATGAGAGAAGGAGTTGTGTGCGGTGCCTTCCCATACCGCTCCAAAATCTGAAGGTAAGGAACCATCAAAGTAATCTGTTGCTGTTGGACTCTTTTCAAACTGTATGCAGTCTAAATAAAATGTGCCAGAACCTCCTGAAAAAACAATTTCATAAGTGCTTGCTGTGGATGTGGTTGCATCCGTTAAAATTGTGGATGTAAACTCTGACCAGTTAGCCGCAGTTCCTAAAACAGACGTAGTACTAACCCCTACTATAGTTCCCCCGCTATTTCTTGCTACTAAACTTACAGTTAAACTTGTTGTAGCCTTAAATAATCCAGAGGCTGTATAAAATAGACCTCTTGTAATTGACATTGTGTTGGACTTTAATGTCCAAGCACCCGTAGCAACTACCTTAGCGCTCTTTATTCCAGAGTATGCTAAATCAGAAACATCGGCATTCTGTGTTATGGTTGGTGAACCAGTTGCTGTCCAACTATCTGTTACGTTAGTTTCAAAAGATGGATTTTTAATTAAGTTAGATTTTTTTGGATTTAAAAATATATCAATACTCCGAGCCTCATCATAAACTGCGGATGCTCCTGTCTGCATACATACCTGATCAATGTAATATGTTCCAGCAGCACTGTACGCAATTGTTATAATTGCATATACTGAAGTAGCATCTGATGTAGAAGTGATGCTTGATGATTTCCAAGTGTTGTTTGCTGCAACCGCTGACGCAGTCTTTGCAGACGATGTTGCAGTTCCATATTTATCGTAATACCTGACAGATAAAGTTATATTACCAGAACTTGCTGGGCACTTTAATTTACAAGACACGGTGTATTGAGTAGATGGGCTAATAGGTATTCCTTTAGTAAGAACGTCGGAAGCCCCAAGCACCATACTTCCAGAACTACTTACAACAACTTTGCCAGTATAAACAGTGTCAATTTGATTAGTATTAGTATCAGGAACCTGTTCAGTACTTGAGGTTAATGTTGCATTGCTTGCTACCCAATTTCCAATTCCTTTATAAAAGGTCGAGTCTTGAACAGTTAATAATCGATTTTGAGACACTATTACCGTTGGTGCAAATCCAGTTAAAGATTCACAATAAGTTTCTAAACCAAGTTTAGTTCCTTTTCTGTAGTACATATACAGTGCTTCACGCACAAGTCTTTTTTGATTTTTAGTTGGAAGCGTGGGTTCGTATGTTAATCCGTAGTTTGCCGTTTCTAACGGAACTAACTCAACAGGGGTTTCTAATCCAGTATGTTTTGGCCTTAATAAATCTATTTTAGTTAATAACTCTTCTTGAGTAAATAACATTCCGTCTATAAATTTATATAAAGGAGACGCAGTATTTACTGCTCCAAACGGGCTCTGTTCTGCACTTGTGTATACTCTAGGTAATGTATTTATAAAAGTTTTTTGAGCCTCATGATTTTTTGGAAGAACTGTTGATATTGATCCAGCAGTTCTCCATACCTTTTCACTTGTAAATATAAAAAAACGATAATACGTTTGTCTTCCTGTAACTAAAGGTATATCTGTAGGGTTTGTTTCTCCATCAATAAAATAAACACGGGAAACATTTCCTTCGGTTGCTGTTTCTTCAAAAATTATTACACCGTCTTCGGATGTCTCGGGATAGCCAGCCTGATTTCTTACTAACCGAACTTGAGTAAATGTTCCCCGAGGAATTTGCCAAGAAATTAATATTCTTGAAAAGTCCAATGCCAAAGCAGACATTGGTTCAACAGAGTAAGCAAGTTTTGCAAGAGCACCGTACGTAGATGATCCATAATAATTTACGCCATATTTAGCCACAATTTACCACCCTTACGAACTTAAATCGCCAGATAACAACCATTCATTTGTTCCAATTTTTATTAATCTAACTTCAGAATATTGACCAGCAGTTTTAACGTAACTAGATTTTGATCTAAGTGTAACACCACTACCAGCAGCCACCGTTACCACACCACTTCCTTTTTGAATTACAATAAAAGTTTGTCCATTAACAAAAGGATAAGTTGATTCTGGTGGTATTGTTAAAGTTATGCTACTGCTACTACTAAATACTATGGCTTTACTAATGTCATCTACACCAAGAGTATAGGTTGTTGCAGCGCTATCTTTTATAAATCTTTGATGTGCTGTAGGAAATGCGGATGCAACAGGAAGCCATTCACTTCCAGTCCAGATATACGAAGCCTTTGCCATATCAGCCTCCCATTAACATTAGGGTGTCAACTAATGATCCACCAGTTGTAATAATTGTTGCGTCTACGTCAGCAGATGAATCAACCCATATAGTGCCAGCGGCAAAATCTGATCCAGTTGGTTGAGTTGCTGCGTATATTACTGGTACTAATTCTTTGCCCCTTGTTTGTATGGTTCCGTCTGGAAGAACTTTAGTTACAACTGCAGAGGCTGAAGTTTGAAATTCAATTAAATTTGCAGTTTGACTGGCCTTTGATCTTATAACAAGGCTCTTAGTTGCATTGGCTGCCGAAACAATTACAGTTCCGCCAACTTTAGAAACGTAATCGTCATACACATCTTTAATACCGTATTCAATATTTGCAAGACGATCTTTTAAGGTGTTCCAAGAGGTAGTTACAAAATCAACATCCCCAACCCAACCAGAACCTGTTTTAATATAAGTTCCCAGATTGGCTTGTAAAGAGTTAACTTCTTCTTGAAGGGTATTAACGTGCTCGGCAAGCACGGTGTCAGTAAAGTCTACCTTTGTAACAAAGGACTTTACCGTTGCTGGATATGCTGCTGTCACTTAACTTCCTCTCAGACCTAACGGTCTATTTTCTCTTGTTTGCCCCTTATTTACTGTCTTAACTATGCGTGGGTATGGCCTGTTGCGGCTTTTCCTGTCATCTGTGTTTCTAGGGTAGAGACTTTGCCTTCTAAAGTGCTTACCTTGCCTTGCAAGGTAGTTATCTTTCCTTCAGCGGTAGTCATTCTAGTTTCTAAACTTTTAACTTTGTTAGCCAATGCAACAATGGTAGATATTAAATCTACTTCAGTAGTTCCATCAGACTGCTTTACTGTAATTACATGTGCAGTTAATCCAGTCAACGATACCGTATTAGCCAATGACTTAATAAAGATTTTTTTATTTTTACCTTGGTTTTTTCCAAATGCCCCAGACCAAACTGGATACCCAAGATCGCCACCTATAAAAAAAACCCAGACACCCTGCCCAATTGCTGGGACGTCTGTACTTATACTAGAAGGCTCTACAGGCCAAGCCCAATCAGTTACTTCATTACCCGTTATTTGAGTAATTAATATTTTTAATCGCCGTTGTTTTTTAGAATCGTTGTTATCTTTTACAACGCCACGATAAATTCCGTAATAACGTGTTACGGGATCCATTAGACCTCACTAATACTTAAGTTTGCTTCGCTAAATCTAAATATCTCACCAGCAGTACCCGACAAAGTTGTTAAAGCACTACCTGCACCATACCGATATAGGGATATAACTTTTGCAGTTTTAACACCAGAAGCCTGTTGAAGGACAAATTCAATATCTTGTGGGTAGATAGTGTCTTGAAAATTAACCCCATTATAACCAAACCCAGTTAATAATGCGTTTTTAAGATTAGCCTGTACTTCAGCAGTTGTATATTGAGTTAATTTTGCATATTGAAAATTAAGAATAACATCAACGTAAGTAGGTTCTGTAACAGTTACACTTGTTCCAATTAACACCTTGTCTGTTAATGCTGTTTCTACAAGTGCCTTTATAGTTTCAAACTCTGCTGTTAC